CAGGACCATCTAATACAGGTGCAAACAGTTCTACAAACTTTGGTATTATTGTTGCTGGTCACTCTTCATCAATAGCTACTGCCGAGCAAATCAACAAGACAGAGACTTATAGAGACCCTGATTCTTTTGCTGATATTGTTCGTGGTATGCATTTATATGGTAGAAAGATTCTTCGCCCTGAAGCAATCTGTACTGCCGCTTACCACTTAGCATAGGGAGATTGAATTATGGCGAATATTACTGCTGTTCTTAAAGCCGCTTCTGGCAACTCCCAGAGAGGTAGGAACGTATACTACATGGATAATGTTATTGACTTAACTGCTAATAGCATTAATCCAAACGGTGCTTATGCTCCTCAGATTGCAATCACAGGTTTGACTGCTTCTACTTCTGCTGACACTATTGATGTGTTATTAGCAGGTGGTGGTGCATCATTTACTGCTGGTAAAATACGTGTGTATGCAATGATGATGGATATAAGCGACCAAGGTGACATGTCTGCTGACGAAGTTGACAGAGACACTTTAGCTTAACTTAATATATAAGGGAGCAGGGCAACTTGCTCTCTTATTCTTATAGGAATTATTATGGCAGAGAACTACCTAACACTAACAAATAAAGTAATAGCAAGGTTGAATGAGGTTGCACTAACTTCGTCAACTTTTTCTAGTGCTAGGGGTATACAAGTTCAATGCCAAAACGCAGTTAATGAATCTATACGTTTTATTAATCAGCGAGAGTTTAACTACCCATTTAATCATGCAACTGCTTCTCAAACTTTGACAGCAGGTGTGGTTAGATATGATTTACCTGCATCTACTAAAACAGTAGACTATAATACATTTAGAATTGTAAAGAACAGTACATTAGGTAATGGTGGATATAGACTACACATACTTGACTACAATGACTATATAAACAGAGTTGTCAATCAAGAAGATGAAATAGAAACAACAACAACAAGCACATCTCACACAGATAGTGTTACAACTATAACTGTGGTCAGCACTACAGGTTTTGATAGTGCAGGTACAATAGTTATAGGCAATGAAAACATTACATATACAGGTACAACAAGTACGACATTTACAGGATGCACTAGAGGTGCAGGTGGTACTACAGCAGCTTCAATAGCTAGTGGTATTACAGTAGCACAGTTTGACAGAGGTAGTGTTCCTGAGTACGTTGTAAGAACACCTGATAATAATTACTTATTATACCCATACCCAAATAAATCATACGTAATAAAGTTTGACTATTATACATTTCCAACTGATTTATCAGCTTATGATGATACAACAACTATACCTGATAGGTTTGCTCCTGTAATTATAGACGGTGCTACAGCTTTTGTATATCAGTATAGAGGTGAGACACAGCAGTATCAATTAAATATGCAGAGATTTGAACAAGGCATAAAGAATATGCAAACACTATTAGTGAATAAGTTTTCATATTTACGTTCAACATATATACCAAGAACAGGAGTGTATAACTCAGGTAGTGTAGACATTAGGGCATTATAATGGCTGACCAATCTCAAACAGTGCCTTCAGCATTTAACTGTGAAGGTGGATTAGTATTAAACAAATCTACTTTTATGATGCAACCGGGTGAAGCATTAGAGTTAGAAAACTTTGAGCCTGACATTGAAGGTGGCTACAGAAGAATAAGTGGCTACTCTAAATATGTTTCAGTAATTGTTCCTTATACTTCAAGTGCTTCAGAAAAAGTACTTATGGTGGCTACATTTGGTAGCAAGGTACTAGCAGCTAGAGGTACTAGTATATATAGTGCAACTCCGGGTGGTTCATCATGGACTAGTATAGATAGTGGTAGAACAGGTGCAGGTAAATATAGATTTGAAAGATTTAACTTTGATGGCACAGATAAGATAATATTTGTAGATGGTACTAATGCACCTGTTGTATTTAACTCATCTTTATCAGCAACAGATGTAAGTGATAGCTCAGTCGCAGGTTCTAAGTTTGTAGTATCCCATAGAAATCATATGTTCTATGCAGGTAAATCAACTACTAAACAGGAAGTTATATTTAGTGAACCTTTTAATGAAGATGGTTTTAATAGTGGTCAAGGAGCAGGTAGCTTCAAGGTAGATGATGAGATAACAGGAATTAAAGTTTTCCGTGATGACTTGTTTATATTTTGTGAAACTAGAATATTTAAACTATCAGGTAGCTCAAGTGCTAACTTTGCAGTAACAGATGTAACAAGAGATATTGGTTGTATAAATGGTGACACTATTCAAGAATTTGCAGGTGACTTAATATTCTTAGGACCTGATGGATTAAGAACTATTGCTGGTACTGCAAGAATTGGTGACGTTGAATTGGGCACTATAAGTTCTAACGTGCAATCTATATTTAATGATAATATAGCCAATGCATCTGAATTTGATTCTGTAGTTATACCTGACAAGACACAGTATAGAATATTTTTTACTAAAAGTAATGTGGCTGAGAATCAAACTAAAGGAATTATGTGTGTACTTAAAGGACAGAAGTTTGAGTTTGCTGAACTACGTGGTATAAGACCTTCTTGCACAGACCACTTTGTAGATGAAGGTGACGTAATAGTATTACATGGTTCATATCAATCCGGTTATATATATAGACAAGAATTAGGTAATACATTTGATGGTGCTTCAATTTTTGCTAAGTATCGTAGCCCTGATTTAACATTTAATGACCCGGGTATAAGAAAACATATGCAAAAGGTTATAGTTAATTATAAACCTGAAGCAGCTATAGATGCTGATTTATTTGTTAGATATGATTATGAAGATGCAGGTTCAGCAAGACCTGCTGCTTATCCGTTAGATTCAACAGATGTTGTTGCTATATATGGAACATCTGTCTACGGAACACCTACATATGGTGGTGCTTCACAGCCACTAGTTAGGCAGTCAGTAGAGGGTTCAGGATTTGCTGTAGCATTAAGAGTGAATGATGGTGGTTTAACTGCACCTTATTCCCTTAAAGGGTTTCAGTTAGAATATCAGTTAGGAGCTAGAAGATAAATGGGTGATACATATACTAGACAGTCCTCATATACAGATGGAGACGTAATAACTGCGGCTCATACCAATGATGAGTTTAATCAGTTATTAGCTGCCTTCGCTGCAAGTTCAGGACATACTCACGATGGTACTACAGGTGAAGGTGGTCCTATTACTAAACTATTGGGTAATTCCCTAACTTTTGGTACAGGAGCAGACACAGATGTGGCAGTAACATTTGATGGTAATACATCAGATGGTATCTTAACGTGGAAAGAAGATGAGGATTATTTTGAGTTCAGTGATGACATACTTATTGCTTCTACAGAGAAGCTACAATTCAGAGACACAGCTATATACATCAATTCAAGTGCCGATGGACAACTTGACATTGTTGCCGACACAGAAGTCCAAATAGCTGCACCAACAATTGACATAAATGGTAATGCTGACGTATCAGGAACACTTACATATGGCAGTTTATCTGACGGTACAATAACAGTTACAGCTTTTGCTGATGAAGATGACATGTCTTCTAATAGTAATACTCTAGTACCTACACAGCAGTCTGTAAAGGCATACGTAGATGCTACAGTAACTGCACAAGACTTAGACTTCCAAGCAGACAGTGGTGGTGCATTAAACATAGACTTAGATAGCGAGACACTTACTCTTACAGGTGGTACAGGTATTGATACAAGTGGTAGTGGTAATGCTGTTACCTTTGCTATAGATTCTACTGTAGCTACACTTGCAGGTTCGCAGTCACTTACAAATAAAACAATAGATGTAGACAACAACACTGTATCTAACATTGAAGTTGACAATCTTAAATCAGGTGTATTAGATACAGACTTATCAAGTGTATCTGCAAGTGATGATACACTAGCTTCAGCAAAAGCTATTAAGACATATGTAGACTCACAGGTTACTGCACAGGATTTAGACTTTCAGGGTGACTCAGGTGGAGCACTAAGCATTGACCTAGACAGTGAAACCTTAGACATTGCAGGTGGCACAGGTATTGACACTTCAGGCTCAGGCAATACACTTACTGTAGCTATTGACAGTACAGTTGCTACACTAGCAGGTTCACAAACACTTACAAACAAAACTATTGATGCAGACAATAATACATTATCCAACATTGAGGTAGATAACTTAAAAGCATCTGCTGTTGTAATTGAATCAGAAGGTATTGGCTCTAATGATAATGATACAACTATACCTACTTCAGCGGCTGTTAAGGATTATGTAGATACACAGATTACTGCTGAAGATTTAGATATAACAACAGACAGTGGCACAATAGCTATTGACTTAGACGGTGAGACTTTAACTGTATCAGGTGGAGAAGGCATAGATACTTCTGCTACAGGCAATGCTATCACTATAGCAGGTGAAGATGCTTCAACAAGTAACAAGGGTGTTGCTTCTTTTAGCTCTGATAACTTTGCTGTATCAAGTGGTGCAGTAACAATTAAAGATGGTGGTGTTGTAACTGCTGAATTAGCTGCCGATGCTGTAACAGGTGCGAAGATAGCAGATGATGCTATAGATTCAGAACACT